TAAAAATGGCTAACGAAAGATTTATCAGTCCCGGTGTATTTACACGAGAAAAGGACTTGAGCTTCTTACCTCAAGAAATACAAGCAATAGGTGCAGCAGTAATTGGACCTACCTTATATGGTCCTGCGTTTAGACCAACTACTGTATCTAACTATGCAGAATACTTAAGAGCATTCGGTAATAGTTTTATTTCAGGTTCAGGAGCGTATGCAACAGAATATAAGTTTTTAACTAACTATACAGCACAAGAATATTTAAGATACGGAGATAATTTAACGGTAGTAAGAATCATTAATAGTGATGCAGAAATTGCAAGAACTAATGTTGTTGATTCTGGTTCTGTTCAAGAACATAGAAATTTATATACAACAGGAGGTTCTGAGTGGACTACTATATCTGCATCTTTAGCAGCAGCAGACCCTAATGCTGATATTGCTGGTATTAATGCAAGTGCTTCTTTAGCATTGAGGAATTCCTATACTTCATCTGTATTTAACGAAACATCTGCATCTTTTAAGATTCATTTAATGTCTGAAGGATTATACGGTAATAGTGGTACTACTGTGTCTTCTGATAACGGTCTTGAAAGTTCGGGAGATGTTAATAATTTAGGAATATTAACAAACGGAAACAGAAATAACTTTAGATGGGAAGTATCTAATGTAAATAATAGAAGAGGTACGTTTAACCTTTCCTTAAGAAGAGGTGATGATAGAACAGGAAGAAAGATTGTTATTGAGCAATTCAATAACGTATCTTTAGACCCCAATGATGTAGGATACTTACCAAGAGTAGTAGGAGATCAAGTATATACTTTAAGAGGAAGTGGAACAGGAAGACCTTACCTACAATTGTCAGGTTCTTATCCTAACCGTTCAAGATTTGTTAGAGTAGAAGTATTAAAACAAACTCTCAATTATCTTAATGAGAATGGAGATGTTAGGGATGGTGCATTATCAGGTTCATTACCTGCTGCTGTATCAGGAACTTTTGCTTATGGTACTGATGGCTATGTACAGCATCCAAGAGCATTCTACAACAGTATTGTAGAAGAAAATTCTCAAGGATTTAACTTATCTCAAGGTGCAGGTGGTATATCAGGTTCTACAGCATACTATGATGCTTTAGACATTTTATCAAATGCAGATGAATATGATATTAATATGTTGTTTATGCCTGGTATCATCCAAGAAGCAGGTGGAAAGCATAGCGATATCCTTACTTATGCAATTGCAGTATGTGAAGAGAGAGGTGATGTATTCCTTGTAATTGACCCAACTAAGTATGGTGATTCTTTAGGACAAGCACAATTAGCAGGAGAATCAAGAAACTCTAATTATGCTGCGATGTACTACCCTTGGGTACAAGTTGCTGACCCTGACTTAAATAGAAACGTTTGGATTCCACCTTCTTGTGTAGTAGCTGGTGTCTTATCTTTTAATGATTATGTAAGTTTCCCTTGGTTTGCTCCTGCAGGTTTAAATAGGGGAGGTATTGAGATTGCGGTACAGGCTGAAACTAAACTTACAACAACTATGAGGGATGACTTATATTCAAGTAATGTTAACCCAATTGCAACTTATCCAAGAGATGGTGTTGTAGTATGGGGTCAAAAGACTCTACAGAAGAAGCGTTCTGCTTTAGATAGAATTAATGTAAGAAGATTGCTTATTGCAGCTAAGAAGTTTGTTGCATCTTCTTCAAGATACTTGGTGTTTGAACAAAATACTGTACAAACAAGAAAAAGATTCATTGATATTACTACCCCATATTTCCAAGATGTTCAAAGAAAACAAGGTTTATATGATTTTAGAATTGTAATGGATGAATCAAACAATACACCTGATGTAATTGATAGAAATGAATTGAGAGGTGCTATCTACTTGAAACCAACAAGAACTGCGGAATTTGTGATTATTGACTTCTATGTATTACCAACAGGAGCAGTATTCCCAAGTGATTCTCCTGAAGGACAAGGAAATGCATAAAATTTATAAAATAACACTATTTATATTAAAATAAAGAACTATGCCCTATCAGAATAATTTTCAGTTTGTTGATATGAAGCAGCAGAATCGCTTCATTATGAACATACAAACATATTATGAGCAAAATGTAGATTCATATCTCATAAAAACTACTGATTTACCTTCTGTTGAGAATAACCCTGTTGTTGTTGATACGATTAATGCGGAATACAAGATTAAGGGGAAGTCAAGATGGCAAGATATTAGTGTAACTTTTTATGATCCTTTAGAGACACTTACTCTTAGTGGAGCGCAAGTAGCTCACGATTGGATGTACTTAGAACACCACGATTCTGTTAATAACGTTGACCAATATATGTCTACTTATAAAAAGAAGATTACATTGTACTACGTTGATCCAACAGGAGCAACAGGTGCTTTTTGGGAATTAAACGGTGCATTTTTTGCGAATATTAATTGGGGAAGTTTAGATGTATCCTCTGATGACTTAGTTGCTATTGATGCAACTATTTCTTACGATTGGGCAGAATATTTCCCTGGTTAATATAAACTATCTGTATTATTTTTTGGTTTTACTTAAAAGTTTTATATAAATGAAAATGGATACAAATTACCCTAAGAGAGAAGTTTTGGAATCAAATGAACAGACAGTTCCAAACTCAAAAAATGAAGAAGTAGTAGGATATAGAATACCTACAGAAATCATAGAACTACCATCGAAAGGACTACTCTATCCAAAGGGTAGTCCTCTTCATTCTGGGAATATAGAGATTAAATATATGACTGCAAAGGAAGAAGATATTCTTACCACAGAATCATATATTAAAAAAGGTGTTGTTTTGGATAGATTCTTAGAATCATTAATTGTGACTGAAGGAGTAAAGTTAGATGATTTAATTTTGGGAGATGTAGATGCTCTAACTGTAGCAGCAAGAATTTTTGGATATGGTAATGAATATGATGTAAGCATTGATACTCCTTCCGGTAAGAAACAAAGAGAAAGTGTTGATTTATCAGAATTATCCTTAAATTATTTAGAAGAAAGATTTCTAAAAGAAGTAGGTCTGAATGAATTTGAATTTGAATTGCCATCTTCAAAAGTAGTAGTAACCTTTAGGATTATGACTCAAGGTGATCAGAAGAGGTTTCAAATGGAAATTGATAAGAATAAAAAACTATTTACTGGACAAGCAAAGTTATCTTCTACACAGCTGAAACATCAGATTGTATCAGTAGATGGCAATAAAGACCAAAAGTTCATAAGAGATTTTGTGGATAATGGCATATTAGCATCAGATGCAAGAGCGTTGAGAAAGTTTATAGAAGGTATTCAACCGGGTGTAAATCTGTCTGTGGAGGTGACAGATAGGGAGACTGGTGAACCGTTTCAAGTTGACACTCCCATCGGGATACAGTTTTTTTGGCCTG